CACCGTTTAAAGCTACAGCACCATTTATGTCTATAGTAGTGGCAGCTATTTGTATTTCTGTATCGGCTACTAAGTCAAGCTGCCCGTCAGCAGAAGAATATATGTACAGAGCAGTATCTCTAAACTGCAACTTCTCTGTAGTTGTTAATAGTATGTCATCAGAAAATTTAAAGTAGTCTTCATCTTCCATCCATGTAATAACACCATCATTTGTTTCTCCGTCAAATGTTAATACAATGTCTGTACCAGCTGTTCCTACTCCAAATGTCGGTGCAAGGAATGCTGCAGCTATTTGATCAAACTCATTGTTTAAATCAACGGCCTCAATGACACCTCCGTCTACTATTCCTGATGAACTCTGCCTAGTGTAAACAGCCATCTATCTTCTCCCTCCCGGTGTAAATTCTAGTTCAAAACCTTTTATAGAAAAAGGAATGTTACTACTTGTATCTGTTATCTTTAATGCTACAGCAAAGCCAGAGCCTTCTACAGCTTGTCTTGTTATTGGTAAATCTCCTTGTCCAAATGCAGAAGTACCAAATATAGCTTCTCCATAGTTAGCTCCACTACCTTGAGTAGTTAATGAAAATACATTTGGTTGTGGTGTATCAATATCATCATAGTTATATCGTACAAACATGCTTGCACTAACAGCACCTTCTGGTTTCCAATTAAGGTTTATTCTTTGCATGTTTTTTCTAACACCCGGATCACCCATTGTTATATCTGGAGATCTGTATGTTGCATCAATGTTGCTAGAGTATCCACCCCTTGTCCAGACGTTACCTGAATCTTGTTTGTATATGTATCCATCATATCCACCATGCACAATTGTCTCTACGTTAGATATGTAATCTGAATCACAAGAAGATACCTTTAATCCTTTTATATCTGCATACTCATAACCCATTTGTTGTGCATTAGGATTCATTTTAATTGTAGCAATCAATCCTTTTTGTGATCCTTCAAAACCGTCTGTAAGAGGATAAAATAAACGATATTGTGATTTATCCCTTATTACTAAAGAGGTAACATTATCGTAAGTAATGTCATTAATTCTATCTTGGACTTGCTTAGAAACAGTTCCAAGTTCAACGTCACCGATTCTTGCAGTACCAGCAATTGTTCTAATTCCATCTGCAGATAAGAATATAATGTCACCACCTAACTCCTGTATTGAATGATGGGCTATACTACCCACGTTTTTTGCTACCTCGGCAAGTGCAAAGTTACTTGAACTTGTTCCTGCTATTTTATAAATTCGTGTTTGGCAAAATACAAATAACTCATCCCGGAAAACTTTTAATCCTGTAACTACGTCACCAACTTTTATTTCACCAGCCCCTGTATCAAAATCATCTTCGGTAAATGGTCCAGAGAATATTACAGAATGTGTAGAGTTAGACATGCCACCGTAGAACATATGGTTAGCAAAAGATTTTACAAATTTAGGGTTAGTAGGAGCTGTGCCTCCACCTGTAGCATTTATTATATCTTCACTGTAACTTGTGTCAAGGGTAAAAGCTGCAGCTGCTCCTGTAGCAATGATTATCTTATCTGTACCGTTGTAATTGTATTTGTCAAAATCATAAGTATGTGATGTTCCTTTACTTGTAGCTCTACTTGTCCAACTACCACTTGTTGTTCCAGTATATACAGTGCCACCTCTTGCTGCAATTATAAGACCATTAAATATTGCACTCATTAGTATTCGTTCATCAGCATTAGCTACTTGTGGTACTATAGTAGTATTATACTTTGTAGTTCCATTTAACCTTCTATACCCACCTGTTATATCGGGCTCAAAATTAGATAGCTGTAAAGCTTCTCCCGGTTGCATGGTAAACACGTCTTTGTTAAGTACAAGACCTCCTGCACAACTTGCTGTAAAAGGTTTTTGATATGAACTATCAGGCATTTACATTTATCCTTGTATCTGTCATGTATGCTTTAATATTTATATATTCTGTACGTATAATTTGCATTTGGCTTTTATATTCTTCATAAGCCATTTGTGCAGCTTGTGGATCAGACCTTAGTACATAAGCATAGTATTTAGCTCTAGTAGTAATTACATCTTTAAATCTGTCATCTAAATCCATAGTATCACCATGTGCAGATAAGTCTGTATGTACTTTCCAATACTCATATTGTATTTCATAATTACTTTGATCTGGCACAGGAGATAACCCAAATTTTTTATCTTGTGTAGGATATACATAGTCAGGAACACTTAAACAGTCTTCTGAATTAGCTAAATCTCTTTCTAAAAACTTTTTATTCCAATCATCATAGGCTAAGTATCTTAATCTTTTTACAGGTATATCCTCAGATATTCTTATGTAATCTACATCCATGTTTGTTGCTGTGGATGTATTGTTTACTGTAACAAATGTAGTCTGTGCTGTTGCTGTGAATGTTGTATCTAGTACACTACCGGCACCAAAATTAGATACTGTTAGTGTTGTATTTAAATTAGTAGTATCTTCTGCTGATGTACCTACTTGCACTTTCAATGCTTGTCCTGTACTAGCTGAATCAAAAGCTCTAACTTGTATTCTGTATGTGGTATTCTTTACTGTAGAGAATGATTGGTGAGCAGCATAGTCATTAAGTCTTAATCTACCGTTTCCACCAGAGTTATATGCAGCACTTCCAGCACCAGCTATTGTTGTCCAGCTAGATATGTCAGAAGTAAATTCACCGTTTGTTAATAGTTCGTTTGGTACAAGTCTAAATGTATCCCAATCTATTTTTCTGTATGCAAGATCACCACTTTGAGGTGAAGCTGAAGATGGCAGAGCATATGTTCGTTGTCCAGCATTTGTAACTTGATGAGTAGATTTGTATAAATCAGGTATTTCTGATAAAGTATTATACACTTCATGCATAGCTTTTAACACAAATTTCTTTACAGCAGTTTGTATTCCTCTACTACTAGAAAAGTTAGAGGATGTTAATTCTGCTTCGTTTAATTCATTTAGTACGTTGTTTACTAATACTAGATATGTTGTTGCCACTATTTTATCCCCATTGTTTTCTTGCTACAGCTTTTGCTTTTTTAGAAAGTTCACCATAATGAAAAAGCTTTACAGAACTTTTAGTGTGTGTCTTACCAGAATGCAATGTTCCGTCAGACATTTTATGCATGCCACCCTTATGGACAGTGCCGTCTTTTTTATAATGATTTACACCTTTCATCTAACAATTCCACTTACGTAATGATTTATTAATTCTTGAATTAGGATCTCTTTTTTTCTTAGCTCCTGTTAATCTTTTTTTCATTCCACTCATTCTTGCACAGAAACTTTTTCTTCTGTTAGCTGCTTTTGATCCTTTTTTTAATTTGGATGGTTTAGTTGTTACAGCTGTTTTTAGTTTTGATCCGGGGTTAGCTTTTCTATAGGAAGCTACTCCTTTTTTATTTAACCCACCGGATTTAGACTTACCCTCTTTTCTTTGCCAAGCTGGAGTTTTAGCCACGTCTTGTCTTCTTTGCAGTTTTTGCAGATCGTCTAAAGTTAGCAGCAGTTGGTGCTCCTTTAGATCCTACTTTTCTCATTTTTTCTCCAGAGCCTGCTGCAATTCTTTTTCTTTTAGCATGAATGTTTGCATATAATCCGGGTTTTTTAGCCATTGTCATACTCACTTTTGTTACTTTGATTTAATTTTTGTAGTATTAGATTTAAACTTTGTTCAATAGATTTCATACGAGTTTCCATGTCCTCTATTTTACTTGCATCACCGTTAGGTATACTTGGTGTTATTGATACAATTTTTTGTGTTGATCGTTTATTCCAAACTGTCATAATCTATCCTTATAGTAGGCAGGGGAGCCTATAACCCCCCTACCCAATGGTTATATTTTAGTTGTGGTCAGTTTCGTCTATGCCTGAAATATCACACATAACAGCCCAAGCTCTAACTTTACTTGCATTGTCTGTTGCTCCCAGAACTTTAACGTCAATTGTATCTGCAGAACCATAAACAGTTCCTGAGTTAGATACATTTTCCACTAAACCTGCATATCCAGTTGAAGTAGAATCGTAACCGTCTACATAACTATCAACATCTCCTCCGTCACCTACGTCTAAAGTAACACTACTAGGAGAAGCAGTTAATACTTCTATACCAGCATTGATAACTAAAGTTTCAGCAGGAATGTCTAACATTTGTACGACATCATTTGCTGCAGGATCGAAAGATGAGAAGTCAACTGTATTCTCAACTAAATAAGGTGTCCTTCCATTAGAAGGATGACCTGTTGTGCCACCGGCACCGGTTTTATCATGTGTTGCCATGATTACTTACTCCCTCTAAATTAAGAATCCAGATCCATAAGGCCTTTGAATACACCTTTGAATCCAGTTGTTGATTCACCACGAAGTACTTTTCTTCCAAATACGTGTAGACCACGAACTATGTCAGAAAAACTATCTGGATCACGAATCACTTCTGTTTTAGCAATGTGTGAAGCAGTTGCTACTCCAGACATATGTCCATACAGAATTGCTGTTTGTCCAGCTGTACTTGAAGACCCAAATGTATGTGTTGCAGCTGAACCAGTTGAACCTACTGCAATAGCATTTGATTGATATAAATCAAAGCCATGTAGTGGTCTATCTGTTACTCTACCATTTAATAATGGTGAGCTACCAGAACCGATTACAGATGCATCCATAATTTTAGAGCCAGCTTGTCTTAACACCTCGTAAAACTGAGGTGGAGCTACAAGCCAACGATTTTCTTCAGGTACATCATTTTTGTCTAACTCAGCTGCTGCTTGAGCTACAAGATTTGCTACTTCATCACCAGTGTTAGCTGATGTTGCTTGAGTACCAAGAGTTCCTGTAGATGCAATAGCATTGTCATACATATTTTTAAGTACGTTGTAGTCGTAAGCTTTCTTCAAGGTATAAGCACCTGAAGAAGTTGCAAGAGCTTCCCAATTCACATGAGACTGCCTTTCCTCGATGTCATCCACTTTAAATGCAAAATAATTGCCTTGATCAATTGTTAATTGAATTTGATCATCAGCAAGTGTTTGTGTATTTACAGTTTGGCCACGAGCATAGGAAGCAACAGTAATTGATGGCTCTTTAAGAATGTTTACAGTATCACCAAAATTCTCAATTTCTCCAGTGTAGTCTGTGTTAGTAATTGCTTCTACCACAGATGCTCTACGGAAATATTTAAGAACTTTCTGACTGTATATAGCAGGTGCCCAATTTCCAGAAGGTAAATTCTGATAACCGGCTGCCAATCCCATTGTTGCCATATTAATTGTCCTCTATTTATTCGTTAATAACACGACCAGACTTCATAGCCTGATCAATCTCTGATTCATACTTCTCAAACTCCCATGGTTTAAGTCGTTGAATCTCAGAAATCTTCCAAACCTTATCACCCTGCCCAACATTTACATCTCGGCTAGTAGCCTTAGTAACTGCTTTGGCAGCATCTTTAGATTTAGTAGGTTTCCGTTTCCTGTCTATTCCAACATCCACTTTGTATAAATCAACAGTCCTACTTGCCCAAACAGGATCAGTATTGTTTTTAGTAATACCTTCAGAAATGCTTTTGGGCTGTTGCTCAAGCCATGTCAAAAACTCCGGAGAGCCTTTAATATCTTCAAAATCAGGATGTGTGTTTAACAGCTGTTTGTAAGCAGATTGAACCTTTAACTTTTGTTCACGTTCAGAAATACGGCCTATTTCAGCCTGTAAATCTTCTACCTGTTTACTTGCCATCTTGTGAGAGATAGTTTCAACTACTTGATATACGTCAGGATATTTGTCTTTAAACTGATCTAGATCTTCATCTGTCTTTGGTGGAGCATACTGAGCAGTTTGTTTTTCAGCAACTTTAGCTTGTGCTGTTAAACTTTCTTTCTCTTGCTTCCATTCAGACAGTTTCTTATCATAGTACGTTTTAAGATCGTCATATCTTTTTTTATACTGTACTTCTGTATCTCCTCCACTAATACCTTCTTTTGGTTCTT